CTTCGTTGATTTCACCTATTGTGGAGGAGGTTATGAAAATCGACAAGAAGCACGGTCCGCCTAAGGAGATGAGGGCTATTCGTCACAAGGAATTGGATATGAGTGGCAAGGTTGATACTGCTACTCAATTTGATTCCCAATTGTTGCAAAAGGCTGTGATTGATTATGAGTTGAGCCTGATGCAGATTCCAAAGTCTGAACTTGCTAAAGTTGGTAAGATTAGCGATGATGCTAATCTTGCTGGACTCGATGGAGTTCTTGGAATTAACCCAATGAATTTCTCAACGTCTGTTGGTTTTCCTTTGAAGGGACCTAAGACTCAGTTTGTTGAGAAATCCGATCGTGTTGTTCCGGGAATTTCGTGTCCTAGGGACGTTGATCCTGAGATTTTGGCAGCGGTTGCCGAGATGGAAGCCCTTCTTCTGAAAGGAGAATCCATTAACACCGTTTTCAAAGCCTCTTTGAAGGATGAACCGACCAAATTGAAAAAAGACAAGGTTCGTGTGTTTGCTGCTGCGAATATGCCTTTCGTTATGCTTGTTCGTAAGTATTTCCTCTCTATTGCTGCTTTGGTGCAGCGAAACAAGATTGCTACTGAATGTGCTGTAGGAACTGTTGTTCAGTCACCTGAATGGACAGAACTCTTTAGGCACATTGGAAAACACGGTTGGGATCGTGCTATCGCTGGCGATTATGCCAAGTTTGATGGCCGAATGAGCCCCCAATTTATGTTAGCTGCTTTCAAGCTTTTGATTAAGCTAGCAGAAAGGAGTGGAAATTATGATGAGGACGATCTCATTATTATGCGTGGTATCGCTACTGAGATTTCTTATCCTACTTACGATTACTTTGGAACTTTGGTCCAGTTTATGGGTTCTAATCCATCTGGACACCCCCTCACGGTTGTAGTGAACAGTTTTGTGAACTCTTTGTATTTGCGCTACTGTTGGTATGCTATTGCCAAGAGGGAAGGGTGGTGGAATGTTCCCCTGTTCAACATGAAAGTCTCTGCTATGACTTATGGAGACGATAATATCATGACTGTTGCGAAGGGGTATGATTCGTTCAATCACACCGCTATTGCAGAGGAATTGGCTAAGGTGAGTATCAAGTACACCATGGCCGATAAGGACGCTGAATCTGTTCCTTTCATTCCTTTGCAGAGTGCTTCTTTTTTGAAGCATTTTGCTGTGTGGGATGAGGAGTTGCAGTTGTTCCGTTCCCCTGTGGAGGAGGATTCGATTGCCAAGATGTTGCACGCTCATTTACAATCTAAAGTTTTGTCGATGGAGCAGTCAAGTGCTGAAGCAATTCAGAATGTAGCATTGAAGTATTTCGAATTTGGACGTGAGGTATACACGCTTCGCAAAGCACAGCTCGAAGAAGTTGCACGTAAATCTGGTATTCAGGGGTACGTGGGACCTATTATGAGCTATGACGAGCGTTTGGCGTGGTACCGTGAGAAGTTCGAACTCTAAGTTCGACTTCTATAGCCCGCCTTGGGGGCTTTGTACCTTGGGCCACCGTAACTATACGTTGGATAAGCTAAAAATAGTTGTCTATGTTTGATTAACGCACAATGTTTTAGGTTCTGCATTACCTAGAATTTGTGGTCAGCTACATAGATAGTCATTGTATATATCCATTATTTAGTGGAGGGTTGACAACCCAAGAAAATAGCACTGTTATGTTGTCGATTGATGTGCCGCACATAATATTTATTAAATTACATTACTAACCTTTATACCACTTATGAGCCAGAATCAGCTCAAAATGATTCACACATATCGTGCGATCTTCGCACAATTCGTACTGTCGCATCTTTCGATGAAGAAGATGAAGTCTCGCTACTTCGTGCTCGGGTCAGGGAGCTACGACAAAAACTTGACCGAAAGTACCGCCATGTTAAGCAGCTCACTAAACGAATTGAGCAGCTAGAAGGTATGATTTTGTTCTCACAATCTGGTGTTGCATCTGATTCAGATGCTCCAGAAGGGCGCACAGAAACTTCAGTTGCGCCTATGTCTAAGCAGGGGATTACTGCATTCGCTGATCAAGATGCTGGTTGGTTGCAAACTGTTGAAGGAACTTATGATCCTACAATGGACCTTGCAAAGAATGACGACAGTACTTTGGGTTCGTTCTTGAAGCGTCCTCTCCGCCAGTCTGCACAGTCTTGGGTCGTTGGACAAGGGCTTTATTACAAATTTAATCCTTGGCAGGCATTCTGTGAGAATCCCTACGTTAGGGACAAAATCAAAAATTATCAACTCCTTCGAATGAAGTTACATTGTAAAATGGTTATTTCTGGTACTAAATTTCATTATGGTCGAGCACTCGTTTCATACAACCCTTTTACTAGGGGAGACGAGGTTACGGCCGATCGGGCGTTCATTTTACAGGATAATATACAAGCGTCGCAGAAACCTCACTTTTTTCTTAACCCGACTAAAAATACGGGTGGTGAACTCTGCTTACCGTTTTTCTGGGACAAGAACTATTTGGATATTCCCGCCGCTGATTGGACAGATATGGGAGACATTGTTATCAGGTCGTTTGGTAACCTTCTCCACGCTAATGGCGGTAACGACCCCGTTACTGTCACTATCTATTTGTGGGCTGAGGATGTTGTTCTCACTATGCCTACGAACTCCGATCCACCACTTGTTTCTCAAAGTGGTCGTCGCCGTGCTCGTGCTCTTAATTCTAGAGACCAAGGCAATTCGATTGCTTCTGATGAGTATGGCACTGGTATTATTTCTAAACCAGCCGCAGCAATTGCTAGAGCGGCTGGACAGTTGTCTTCACTCCCTGTTATTGGTCCGTACATGACAGCTTCGCAGATTGCAGCTGGTGCTACTGCTAATATTGCCAAAATTTTTGGTTATAGCAGACCAGCCGTCATTACTGATACGCAGATTATGAAACCTTCGCCTACTGGTAATTTGGCATCTACTGATGCAGCCGATGCCGTCATTAAGTTGACGCTCGACAGCAAAGCCGAGCTAACGGTAGATTCTCGAACAGTTGGCCTTGCAGGTCAAGACGAGATGGGTATCACTGAGTATTGTATGCGAGAAAGCTACTTAACCTCGTTTGCATGGGAGCCTGACCAGGCTACGGACTCTCTCCTTTGGAACACTCGAGTACTGCCAATGCAGCTCGATAACGTGAGCGAAGAAATTCATATGACTCCCCTTGCTCACATGGCAACATGTTTTGGAAATTGGCAAGGGTCACTCAAATTCCGATTTCAAATCGTGAAGAGTGATTTTCATAAAGGGCGTATTCTAGCTCGCTGGGATCCTAATCAATTCACTTCATCTGTAAATTATAATACGAATTATTCTCGTGTGATTGATATCGCAGAGACAGATGACTTTGAAATTGTGGTTGGTTGGGGTCAATCTTCACCCTGGAAGGAATGTGGATCCCCGTACGCTACGGGATCGAACTTTTCTGCTGTTTCTAGGTTACAAACAATTGAACAGCAAGCCAACGGAATTCTTGAGTTGGCCGTTCTGAACGAACTTGTTAGTCCCAGTATTGATGCGCCCATTTCTATTAATGTTTTCGTTTCAGCTTGTGATGACTTTAAGCTGGCGAATCCTTCAAATTCGAAATTGAGTTATTTTCATTTATTTCCTGTTCCACCGGGTGATAAAAAAGGTCCTGAAGTGCAGGACGTTGGCTTGGGACCAGGTGGAGAAGGTGATCCGTCAAATGGAGAATATGATGTTCTCCCCTCCCAGTCTTCTGAACCAAATGTTGAGACTGGTGACTCTACTGAGTCTGATAAACCTACGTCATCTGGAGAGATAATCTCAATTGCGTCCAAATCGGACCCAGATGACAATACATATATGGTTTATTATGGTGACCCACCTACTTCCATTCGCGAGTTGTGTAAACGTTATTGTTTCACTCGCATGTGGTTCCCTGAGAGGGCAGATACTGCTACTATACGCATCAATGGCCTTAGGAACAAGGATTTACCATACCATACTGGATGGGACCCCGACGGAATTGATACTTCCACTGAGACTGGTAATCAAATGACTGTAGGACCAACTGCATTTCATAGTTGGTTTTTACCTGCATATGCAGGCTACAGGGGAGGTATGCGAAAAAAGTACTTTTTCACTGGAAACTTGAAACAGTCTCCACAAGTAGGCCGATTGTTATACTATTCTGATGGCAACGGATCTTCTTACGATTCGGAGCTTGCAGCTAATCATCCGAATGACATGAGGCAGAAATATTACTCGTCTCGTTGGAATACATCGGCCGGTACAGGTACTGCCGCGACTAACATGTCAATTAATGACACAATTGAGGTCGAACTTCCATTTTATTGGAATAGGCGTTTCGCTGCTTCTCGTCAGATTGGAGCCCAGACCCTTCAGTGCAACTCTCATAGAGTTGTGACCACTGCCGCGACTATCCCGGGGGAGGCACAAAATGAAGATTCTCTCGGCTTGTTTTATCAGCAACACGATGCTGTAGCCGAAGATTTCTCCCTGTTTTTCTATACAGGTGTGCCCAGATATTATTTCTATTCTCTTAATGAGACTAGTTAGATGGTGGTCTTTCTCATATTTATTACATAATTTATATATATTTCTCAGAATTTACTGTAAGATTCTGGTTCTGAGAAATTATCCAACAGAATCGCTAACCCATGTATTGCGAAAGTAATATATGGGCTAATCAAATGGATGGCCCATTTGTGCGGCGCTAGCGCGTCGTGAGACTATGCTAACTCGAATGAGTTAAGTCTGGAGTTTTTGTAAACTTGGAGCATAGTCTCCAGGTGTTTTTATCCAGGCCATAACTTTAAGAGTCAGACGTCTCGCTGTACACAAAGCCAGATCTATGAGGTTTTTCTTACATTTTTGTCTAGTAAGTTTCCTTTTAGCGGATTTGTGTCGAAGAGCACCATGTGAGTGGTAGCGAG